ATGGTACTTCCCTATGGATAAACATTTTGAGGAGATCATGTCGTGCCAGCGAAATATGTTTTGTGTCGGTAGAACTAAGGATGGTAGGGCTGTCTGGACTATGAGGCATAACCGTACCTCTGGACAGCCCAACACTGCCTCTGGCAACACGCTATTAATGTGTGGACAAACGTATAGTTACTGTGAACAAGTACTTGTGAAGTATGAAGTTGCTGATGATGGTGATGATGCTGTGTTGATTGTTGAGCGAAAGGAAATGGAGAAAGTGTACGGAATCGTTGACTTCTTTGCGAAAGCGGGAATGAGATTAAAATTGGGGAAACCCAAGTACGTTCTTGAGGAAATTGAATTTTGCCAATGTCGACCAGTTAAGGATATGGATGGAGGGTATACAATGGTACGAGACCCGAGGAAATCTATAGCTAAAGATTGCGTGGCAATTAAACCATTAGATAACGCTAAAGTAAAGGAAATGTGGTTAGCGGCAGTTGGTGAAGGGGGTTTGGCCCTCACAGCCGGCATGCCAGTATTGCAAGAATTTTATAGTGTATTCAAACGAAACAGCAACGGCGCCAAACCGCTTAATGATCCCACTATCGGAGAAAGTGGTTTATATAGGTTATCACGAGGAATGAGCAGAACACCGCAGGAGCCCACCGTAGAAACAAGGGTATCATTCTGGAAAGCTTTCGGTATCACTCCGTACGAGCAATTTAAACTTGAAAAGTATTATAAGTCGTACGTTATGGAGGAGGGCCGACCAGACCTTAGATTTACTAACCTGCCAATAAACGTTAGATAAGTAGTATGGGAAAGGAAAATCCCCAACACCCGGGCCCACCTTTGGAGTGGGACTCCGTAAATGGGGTTACTTTACGTTATGGCCCAAAACTCCACGAGTGCTAATCAAAATGCCAAGAGACTGCACGGAGCCCCCAAATTTTGGTTGTAAAGTGATGCACAGTCCCGTGTGCTGACATGCGGTATCCCATACAATGTCAAGAAAAAGTAAACAAAACAAGAAGGCTAAGGCGCAGATGGCGTCCCTAGTTAATAGAGCCGAGCAACTAGCAATAGGAAGAAAGAAGAAGGCACCAAAACAAAAATCAGCTCCGATGGCTACCGCTGGTAGTATTTTGGGGAAGCAGATTGGAGGGTACTTTGGAATTTCCCAGCTAGGTAGTAACATAGGAAAGTGGTTGGGATCTGGTATAGGGATGATAACTGGTACCGGAGACTATAGAATTGCTGGTCCTACACCCATGTACAACGTTTTGAACGGGCAAACCCCGAAGTTTGATTCTACGAGACAAACTAACATCGTTTGCCATCGCGAGTACTTAGGTGATGTAAATGGAACTACAGCTTTTACCAACAACACCTACCCCATTAACCCTGGAATGTCCTAGACATTTCCGTGGTTATCCAGTGTCGCAGCGAACTATCAACAGTATCGAATTCATGGGCTCATATTTGAGTTCAGACCACTAATTACTGATTTTGTTCCTAGCGGTGCTCCAGGTGTTGTGGTTATGGCTACGAACTATAACTCAGACCAAGCGGCTTATGTATCACGTCAAGAAATGGAGAACAGCGAATTCGCTGTCAGCGTAAAACCAACAAACACATTGATACACATGGTAGAGTGTGCACCAAATGAGACCCAATTACCGATTAAGAATATACGTTCTATTGCAGTTCCTGTTGGCCAGGACCTCAGGGTGTATGATCAAGGTTTATTCCAGTTCGCGACCCAAGCGAACCCGAATCAAGATCTTGGCGAACTCTGGGTTTCCTACTGCGTTGAATTTTTCAAACCGGTATTGGCTCTCGAGAATTCCGTTGTTCCAACTCAGTCGTTCCACGCGGTCAGGAATGACGTCTCAACAGGGGCCCCATTAGGCAACGTCACTTTGTTGAGCAATGGAAACCTTGCTACTAGCATAGGGACAACTACCATGACTATCACCAACCTTCAGGTTGGCGTCACCTACAATTTGCAATTTGTAGTTACTTCAACTGGCACAGCAACGGTCGTTGTCGCGCCCATCACAAGTTTCGGAACTGGGGCAACTCAGTTGACCTGGATGGCAGCCAACGGCTCGTCTGATGTTAACACAGCTGTAGCTACTAACGGAACTGCGAGTGACGCATCGTCTTACACTACCTTCTTTGTCGCTACTGCTTCTTCAACTGTGCTTACATGTGGTGGATCCGGAGTATACGGCTCTGTTCCGAACAGCGTCGAGATCATCATTAATGCCGTCTCGCCAACGGTTACAGCATAGGTAATATAGAAGTTTCGCACGCATGCGAAGTAAAATAGGATGGCAGCCCCAAATAATGCGTGTTTCGGAGAACAAAGAACTCTATAATCCCATCAACGCCCCAATCGCAACTAAGGGAGATGGGATGACGTAGGTCACCCGGGGAAGGAGACATTGAACGAGGAAAAATTTACAAAATTTATAAAAATACTCAAATCCGTTCTTAATTACTTAGCTCCTGTTTCATACAGGACACGTGGTTGGCACCCGTGAGTTGAGCTTAGCAAGTGGCAAATGCCGCCAAGTAGATTGAGGCTTCAGTTTTAAACTGTAAACCATTAACCGGATTGTTGGAGGATCCGAACAGACGAAGTTGACATCGCCTGAGTACCTAAAGAAAGTCAACCGAAGACCGAAATCGTGGTCGGGCGGGTGGTCGCGACAGAGACCAGTGTGGCAACCTCTACTGGGGATGAGAGACGTAACAGCGCGAAAATCCTGTGCGCAGGTGGG